CCCCCAAAACGACCCCAAGAACTGGCATGCCACCAGCAGCAAACGCACTAGAAACGGAAAACAAAAGCGCAGTCAAAATCGTGAATCTCATGCCCCCGACTTTAACCCGCCCGCTTGCACCCCTTCCGCTCCCACCTATCCTTGGCCTTAGCATCTTCTACCGTCTGCCACTGCATATTGACTGGCAAATCCGCCCCGCCACATGCGATGGCAATGACGTGATCCACCACCCATCCAGGACACGCACCTCTTGGTTTTCCGGTCGAAGGGCATGGATTCTTCTTCACGAACGTTGCGCGGGCAACCAAATCACGGCGTTGGCCAGCATCTGAGCCAAGCGCCAAGTCGGAACACAAAATTGCAATCAGGATAGGTTTCCACATGGCGGGTATCATGCCGCCAGCTGCAAAATCCCGCCCAACCCAATAGGGCGCATAATCTCGACTCTTTTGGTTCGTACTGAGCCTTTGACGGGGAGCCAACTAACACCACTATGAACCGTCGGTGTTGGACTGCGAAGCAGAGCATCTTCGCGGTATTCCACAATGACAGAAGCGTTGCTGACGGCGATTGTTTGGACGAAAGTCCCGAGCAATGCCCTCAGTTTTTTTGCGTCTGTGCAAGAACGAATTACCCCCTGAATAGTCTCCACAGCCGCCACCGGGTCCACGTCCACCAGGTCATAGTCAGGCGCAGGCCTATCCTCCAGCTCCTGCAGCGCACGCTCGATGCCGCGAATGCTCTCGTTCAGTGAGCGCAGCCGGCCTGTTAGGTCGCCAAGATTGGGGGTGTCTTTTCCCTGCGTCTCCAGGATGTCGTAGAGATTGTTGCGCCGAGTCTCAGTCTCGCGCATCTCCTTCACCAGCGCCCGCCTGCGCAGCTCGCGCTCTTCTGCCCAGCGCCCGCCGTTGGCACGAATGTCGGCAACGACCTTTTCCACAACGCTCACGGTCAGCACTTTGGCCAACAGCTCGTCAACCATCCAAGCGTCAAAAGCCTCGGCCTTGACGGACTTCAGGCAGCACCTGGCCGCACCGTTTCGATGCCCCATGCAGGCGTAGTAGTTGTAAATCTTGCCACCCCGCCCTGTGCCATTGCGAATTTGCAGTGTTTCGCTGCATATTCCACACTGCAGCAGACCAGTAAATGCAAACGCGCTGCGCGGCGTGCCGCCAACTTCGTGGGGAATTCTGTCTTTCATCATGGCTTGCACCCTTTCAAAATCTTCCTGGCTAATCAGCGCGGGATGGCTGGCCACCCGCACCACATCCCCCGCGGGCTTGGCATCACGGCTCTTGCGGTGGATCTGGTTGAACAGCCGTTGCCCCATATAGCTGGGGTTCTTCAAAATCATGGCCACCGAGTTCTTGCCCCAAGCCTTTCCTTCGCGCGTAAGGCCTGCGGCGTTCATGCGCAGCGCCACGGCCTGCGCTCCCAGACCCTCGTTCAGGGCCAGCGCATACATGGTGCGCACGATCGCCGCCTGGTCCTCGTGCACGGCCAATTTCGACCGCTTGCCCACCCGCTCTATCCGGTACCCAAACGGGGCCCGACCACCGACAAAAAACCCGTCCCGTGAGGCGGTAATCATCGAGCGCAGCGTGTCCCGGGCCACATTGCGCGAGTAAATCTCGTCCATCATCCCGGTCATCACACCCAGCATCCAGCCCGCGTCCGTCTCCAGATCGATGTCCTGGTGCACATACGCAGCCTTGGTTCCCCACTCGCGCAACTGGTTTGCATTCTTCAATGCATCCTCCAGATTGCGACCAAACCGCGAAGTGCTCCAGCATACAAAGAAGCTCACCCTGTGAGCCGCACAGTAGGCAAGCGCGGCCTGGAAGCCGGGGCGGTTGTCCGTGCGACCGCTCACGCCATCGTCCCGAAACACCTCCACCACCTCGGCCTCCAGCGCCCTTGCCTTCACGCGGCACTGCTCGATCTGGCTCTCCATGCTCACGCCATCGTCGGCCTGACGCTGGGTGCTCACCCGGGCATAGATCACGGCGCGCTTCATGACTTGACTCTACCCCCAGCCATCAGTCGCCATATGTGACGATCGCTCACTTCCTCACCAAGGTCCCGCTTGACTGCGCTTGTGATTTCTGGATGTGATAAGCCCACCGCCGCCATAGCCTCAATGAACCGGTTTCGCTGGTAGCGCCGGTACGCACTGAGCCGCTGCAGCCGCACATAGATGCCTGAGTCGTTATCGGCGATCGACTCATAGCTGGCGTCCAGGATGCGCCACATCTCCATGAAGTTGTCGAACCCGATCTTGTGCGCCACCTGCAGCATCACGCGAGACAAGCCCATGGCGTCGAGCTCGTCGAGCAACGCCGCCTCGCGTGGATCCAAATTGGGATTTGCCGAAAATTTTTTCGCGATTTTTTTTAAGCCCCGTTGGCCACCTTCTGGCGGGGTGCATCCATGCAGGTACCCACCCCCCTCGGCCCGTGGCTGGCCGTGCGCATGCCGGGCCCCCACCCCGGGCTCACCGGTCAGCAAGTCCAGCTGATCCCACGCTTGTGCAGCCGTGCCAGTTCGCTTTTCACCCATGGTTTACCTCACGTGTAGCTATAGCCCTGCCTGCCTTGAGTTCGCTTTCTGCAAGACCACGAACTGAAACCCGTACGAGTCTGCCCGTTCTGAGGGTGATTTCGGAGGGCGGGCTATCTGCACCACTACCCGCCTGACATCCAGATTCGTGGAGGGTTCCAGAGTAGGGATTAGGTAACTGTGGTGTGGGTTCGGGCATATGGGCAAGGCTGCTGAACAGCGGAAAAAATCGGGGGTGGGCCTGGGGACTAGCGGGGCAGGCGCTTGAGTAGCTCGCTCACAGGCGTTCTCATCTTGGCCAAGGGTGCAGCCTTGTCGATGGTTGCCATCTTCTTGCGCATGGCCAGGCGTGCATAGACGGCCGAACTCTTGGGGTCAGCATGGCCCATCAATTCCTGAATTGCGAGGGTGGGCGTGTCATCTTCCTGCAGCTCGGTACCAAACAGGTGGCGCATGGCATGGGGGTGCAGCTCTGCAGCGGGAATGTCCAGGCGTTTGCCATAGCGCTGGATCACATCGTGCACAGCTTTGCGGGTCAGCCTGCGGTTCTCCCCCGTGTGTTCATGGGCAGGCAGCTTGGTCGACCTCACAGACACAAAGAGCACTTTGTCAGGGTAGCCCGAATGCCCCTTCACGCTGCGGTCTACTCTGGCCAGCTCTTCATGCCCCAGGTACACACGCAACAGCATCTCCGCCTCACGCGGCACGGGCATGATGCGGGTCTTGTTTCCCTTCTCAATGGTGCGCAGTGTCAGGCGTGGCTGGCACTCAATCTCCATCGTCTGCAGATCCCCCTCATTGAGCCCGGTAAGCCCGGAAACACGCAGCCCGCATCCAATCAGCAGGCTCAGCATGGCCGCATCGCGTATGCCAATGAACGTGCTCATGTCTGGCGCCCACATCAGCTTCTCGGCATTGGCCAGGGTAATGGTGCGTGGCAATGGCTTGCCCGTGAAAGGGTGCTCCAGGGCGCGCCCCGAATTGGACTCGACAAACTTCTTGGAATGGCACCAGGCATAGAACCCACGCACTGCGGAAATGTAGGGCTTGCGACCACTGGCGATCTTGCCCTTGCGATGCAGCCACAGCCCGCAGTACGTCTCCAGTTCGGCAGGGTCCGCCTCCAGCAATGGCTTGCCTTGCATGAACTCTTGGAGCAGCTTAAGCGCTGTGCGATACGTCTCGATGGTGCGCAACGCACGGCCCCGAGTTGTCTCCATGTACAGCAGCCACTCTTCTACCAACTGCACATCAGCCGTGTTTTCAACGCTCATTGCGAACCGTCTCCATCATGATTTCTCCCTGCCTTGTGAATCGAGCTTTGCGAGCATGTAGAACATGTCCATTGCAGAGCGGGTGGTGGCGATCGCGCACAGCAGGCGGGCGCCCGCAATCGTGAGCACCCGGCGTTTGTGATTGCGGCCAAGCTCGGGGATACGCACCATGGCGGTCACCCTTGGGGTGAACAGTTTTGGCACCTTTGACACCAGATATTCAGAATCGCGGTCGATCAGGCCGCCGACCTCGGAGGCCAGCAGCCAGACCTTTTCGTTCATCTCGTAAAGGGGCAAGCGCACCCCTTTGAATTTGAGACTGCGCTTGCTCTTGGCGATGCTCATGTGTGGGTACCAAAACTGCGGGCTGCGCCCAGGTCACCTACCAAGGTTTCCATGCCACCAGAGACAGGCTCCAGCAGGGCCAACAGCCCGCCGGCGCTTACCTGGTGATCTGGCTCGCAGCCGCGCAGCAGCTCGAACATGGTAGCCATTGCAAAAGCCAGTGATTGCGCGTCTGCGTGAATGTCGCGCAGCAGTTCCTCACGAGCGGGCGAAAAAGACGAAGTGGGTTGAATGCGTGCCATGTGTGGCCTCCAGAGGTTGCGGTTTGCTAAAACCACCACTCCAGAGTCCAAACCGGGGCGGTGGCTCGAACGGGTTGGACTACCGGGCAACCCCTGCGGGAACCGGCGGGCCTTGCGACCCCCCATCCGAGCCACCAAAAAGGGAGGCACGAACGAAAAAGCCGCAATGTCTGCGGTACAGCTGCGGCTTTCGTCGCAGAGATTGCACGGGAGTCCAAGCCCGATCAGCCCTTTTTTTGAGCTGACCCGGTAATTATCCCCCAAAG